AACCGAGAAGCAGACCTACAATGGTCAGTCCGATGAGGCTGTGGCGCTGCTCCTTGAGGATGAAGGCACCGAGGTTGTCGAGGCGCAGTCGTACCCTGACCCGGACGATGAGGGCGCAATGGTCCAGGATCCGGTCAGTGGCGAGGTGGTTCAGTTACCGCCCCGGATGCTGAACGACGTAGTGATCCGCAAGAACACACCGACCAAGAGGCTGCAGTTCAAGGTCTTGCCGCCAGAGAACTGCCTGGTGGGCGAGGACACACCGGACTTCACCACAGAGAACTGCAACTACTTTGAGTATTACGAGGACGTAACGATATCGGACCTTCGGGCAGAGGGTTTTGACGTACCTGACGATATCGGTGACGACAGGGCCGAGGATACCGAAGAAGAAGATGCCCGGTCCCGTTACTCGGAGGACGAGAGCAGGGCAGAACGACCTGACCCTGCGATGCGTGTCGTCAGGGCAAGGACGATATGGATACGCTTTGACTACGACGAGGACGGCATTGCCGAGTTACAGAAGGTCATAAGGGTAGGCAACGAGATCCTGTCCCGTGAGGACGCCTCCCGCATCCCGGTAGCATCGATTGTCCCGTTCATTAACACGCATCGGCACATCGGCGCATCAGTCGCGGACCTTACCTTCGACCTGCAGCGAATTAAGACCGCGCTCCTGCGTGGTGGCCTTGACTCCCTGTACCTGTCGCAGAATCCGCGCCACGCGATATCGGACAAGGTAGACCTTGATGACATGCTGGTGAGTCGCCCCGGCGGTGTCGTCAGGATGGAGGACGGCGCTACTCCGGGCGAGGGCCACATATTGCCGCTCAGCACGGAGTTCACCCTGCCACAGACGCTGGAGGGGTTGCGGCACATCGACACCGTTGTGGAGTCGCGCGTTGGTGTTAACCGGATCTTCCAGGGCATCGACGAGAGCGCGTTGAATGACCACAACCGCATCGGGCAGCTATCGACAATGGCCGCGCAGAGGGTAGAGCAGATCGCGCGCGTGTTCGCCAGTGGTGTTGAGTACCTTTTCTCCGTTGCCCATGAACTGATTATCAAGTCAGGGCATCAGGCCGAGGCCACCAAGCTCAGGGGTCAGTGGATAACGATTGACCCGAAGCAATGGAAAACCGGCAGGGACATGCGGATGGTCGCGCCATTCTCGGCGGGTAACAAGGACTCACTGGTGCAAAGGCTGATGGTTCACATGAACGTACACCGTGAAGCTCTGGCCGCGGGCGCACCGTTTGTGCAGGTCGATGACACCTACGAGTTGGCGAAGATGCTCGCCAGTGCGACAGACGTAATGCCGGAGAAGATTTACACAGACCCGGCCACCATTCAGCCGCCTGAACCCGGCCCTGATTACACGATGATCGCGCTGGAGATTGAGGACAAGAAGGCGGACAACCAGGCAAGGGACACGGAGATTGACGCAGAGATTGCGGTGGCTAAAGAGCAGTCCAGCACGGAGCTCGACCGTTACAAGGCCGATCTTGAGGCGAGCGTGGACAAGTACCGTGCAGACCTTCAGGCGCAGACACAGATTCAACTGGCACAGATCAAGGAGGGCCAGCAGGCCAATCTTGAGAGGCTTAAGGCTGGTCTGAAGCTGTCCCCAATCGAGGGTGATGACGGCACCGTTATCCCGGTGGGTAACGCATTTGAGGCGGTCACAAGGTCGCTCGGTGAAACCATGAGCAAGCTCGACGAAACGATCAAGGCGGTTTCCGCTGAGAAGGAAATCGTCAGGGATGACAAGGGCAAGGTAACAGGAACAAGGCTGAAGTTAGTTGAGTGAGATCACGCACAAGGCCGACCAGTGCAACCGGCTGGTAACGGACCCGCATTTAAAGCAGGCGTTCAAGGACGTAAGGGACGCTTTACATCAAAAGTTCGAGCAGGCCTCCGTGTCCGACGGAGACACCCTGCTTGATATAAGGAAAATGCTGCACCTTCTCGACTCTGTCTGGGCAAATCTTGAGCGGGCCGTATCTGACGGCAAGCTTGAGCAGTACCGGGTAGAGCAAGAGGCAAAGGGCAGCTTCTTAGGTGAATTGAATGGAAACAGAGAAACCCACTAACGAAGAGATCGGCGCGATTTTTGACAGTGTAGACGACGTCGCTGAAGTCGCAGAGGCAGAAGAGGCCGTAGAGGAACAGATTATTGCCGAGGATGACCAGGAGGTTGTTGAGGCAGAAGCGGCAGAGGAATCAGAAGAAGAGCCCGTAGAGGAACTGGCGGCGGAGGAGCCCGGAGAGTCCTTTGTCGAGGTTGAATATGACGGCGTTACCTACGAAGTCCCTGAGAACCTGAAGGACGCGCTGTTACGGCAGTCCGACTACACGCAAAAGACCCAGACCCTTGCCGACATGCGCCGGGAGGTTGAGCTCGGTCAGGACCAGGTTCGTATCACCCAGGAAGAGCAGGGCTTTGTTCAGGAGATACAACCGGAACTGAACAACATCGGTTACTTACAAGCCATGATCCAGCAGATGGACAATGATCTGCAGACCAACATGTCCCAGATGACCACTGAGGAGATGTTCAAGAAGAAGATCGAGGCTGACGGATTAAAAGAACAACTCTCGGCCCTTAAGCAAGGGTTAGAGGTTAAGTACAAGGAATTTGAGGAAGCACAGAAGCAGTCCTACCAGGAACTTCTTGAACAAGGCGCTCAAATTTTAAAACAGTCTATTCCTAATTGGTCTGAGGCCAAGCAAAAGGAGGTGCGGGACTACGCAATGTCGCAGGGATTTTCTACGCAGGAAGTCTCCTCAATTGTTGACCCGCGCCACGTTAAAATTCTCTGGGCGGCATCCCAGTTTGAATCTCTTCAGGATAAGGCTAAACCGGCTGCAGAAACCATCAAGGCTGCGCCAACGATTAGGACAAAATCGCGGAACCCTATGCCAAAGGAAACGCAAGAACGTCTTAATCTCAGAAAGAAACTAAAGTCAGACAAACTTACCCCGGCGGAAAAGCGAAAAGCAGTGGCCGAAGACTTCGGCGCGCGCTGGGGCTAACAGAGGAAATAAACAATGGCAGCAGTATCAGGAACTTCTAGTTCTTATTCTGTGTCGACAGGCGGTGGTAACCGTGAAGACCTTGAGGACAAGATCCACGAGCTCTTCGCAGACGAAAACTACTTCTCGTCTACGTTCGACAAGAGTAAGGCTAGTGCTACGTTCCATGAGTGGTAAGTTATACACCTAGCCTCTCAATAAAAATCCCGTTAATTGCTGGAAACTCTCAAGTACGAGACAATCAGCAGCCAAGCCTCACAGTAATGTGTTGAAGGTTCAACGACTAGGTCAAGGAGTCCTGAAATGGATGGTAAAGACCCAAGAAAGCGGGGCATCATCATTATCGGCGCAGCGCCCGGAATTACTTTCTGGTCGGCGTTCTTCATGATGTGAAGATATAGTCTGATCTCTATGGCGACATAGAGAAGCGGTTCATAAACAGTTCCGCGATAACATTTTGTGGGTGATGAACTTGCCGCTCCTGGAGCTAACATCAACATCGAAGGCGACGACGCCTCATTCTCAACGATTGCCAACCCGGCACGTTACGGCAACTACACTCAGATCGTAAAGAAAACCTTTATCATCTCGGGTACGCAGGAAGTCGTTAACAAGGCTGGTCGTCGTTCTGAAATTGGTCGTCAGGCCGTTAAGAAAATGCGCGAAGCCGCTAACGATCTGGAGTACGCAATGGCGCGTAACCAGGCCGCTACGGCTGGTGGCACAGGCACGGGCCGTTCAATGGCCGGTGTCGAAACCTGGATCGGATGTACTACGGCATCATCGACGGCAGCTACGCAGGTTGTTCTTGCTAGCTCTACCGCCGCTGCGACCACGCCGCCGCTCGCATCCGGCGCACCGGGAACCGCTCCGACTGACGGTAGCACGACTGCAGCACTGACGGAGGCTTCTCTCCGTTTGGCTCTGGAGTCAAACTACAATCAGGGCTCTACCACGGACGTTGTAGTAGTTAATAGCACCGCTAAGAACTACATCAACGACTTCACTGGTGTAGCACAGCGTAACGTCGACGTAGGCCGTGAGCAGCAGGCATCGATCACGGGGTCAGCCGACCTCTATGTCTCAAATTACGGTGTGCATCGTATAGTTCTCCACCGTCATGTTCGTAGCTCTGTCGCTCTTTGCTTGGATTCAAGCATGTGGGCTGTCGGAACGCTGCGTAACTGGACTACGGAACCGCTCGCCAAAACTGGTGACGCGGAAAAACGTCAGATCATCTGTGAAAAGACTCTGGTGTGCCGTAATCCTCGCGGTAACTCTAAGGTAGTGGCTATCGCCTAACCTGGGGGAGCCCCTTCGGGGGCTCTTTTTTTAATATGCCAAAATTTTTAGATTACAACTCAAATCGTGGTACGTGGTACGAAGAGGACTACGATCACACAGAGGACAAGTACGTTGTCCACATCAAGCAGGACGTAGAGCCTGTACTAGATTACGCACGGGATCAGAGAAATTCCGGCTTAAATGACAAGGCGGGGGATTTTGCCAAGTACGCGATTATCCCAGCGCATGTTGAGGTCGAGCTAAAGCAAAAGGGCATCAACATCTACGATCAGAACCAGACCAAGGATTTGCTCCGGGAGATCAATAGTAACTACCCTTATCTTAAGTTGACGAATCTCACACATGCAATCAAATGAAAATGAACGTTTAGAAATAGCAAGACGGCTGGCAGAGGAAGGCGATTACGAAAGAGCCTCGACCATTGCCTACCGGGAAATAAAGAACGACCCCAACTCATACGAATGGCTGACGGTGATGACCTACATCCTGCTAGCCACCGAGAAGGCGGCAATAGCCTACCAACTGGCAAGGCGGGTGGCCGACCTTGCGCCCAGGCAGGCGAGCTCGTGGCTTAATCTGGGTATGGCGGCAAGAGACTTGCGCTTGGATCAGGAAGCCGTCAGGCACGGGCGTAAGGCGCTGCGATTGTCAGAGAATGACGAGCAACGCTCAATGATCTGCGTGAACATCTCATCCTCCCTGATCGACATGGGCAAGTTCAAGGAGGGCGAGAAGTACTGCCAGCAGGCGATTGAGCTTAACCCTGACACGGTCAAGGGCAAGGCCAACTTAGGCTTCTGCCAGCTATCGCAAAGGAAGTGGAAAGAAGGCTGGGAGAACTATCGGTATTGCCTGGGACATGAGTGGCGACCCCGGCACCAGTACAACGACGAGCCGGAATGGGATGGTAAGGGTACGGGCAACATCGTCCTCTACGGTGAACAGGGTCTTGGCGACCAGATAAGCTTCGCCAGCATGATCCCTGACGCGAAGAAGTGGGCCGACAAGAACAACTCAAGGATCATCCTTGACGTATCCAATCGGTTGACCCGGCTTCTCAAAAGGTCGTTCCCGGACGTTAAGGTCTACGGCACTCAGGGTCAGCAGGACATCTATTGGGACAAAGAGGATCGGAAGGTTGACCACTCCCTGCCCATAGGTCAGGCCTGCCAATACTTCAGGAACTCAGACGACGAGTTTTCTGGCAAGCCCTATCTCAAGGCAGATCCAGATCGGGTGAAGATGTGGAAGGCCTTGTTTAAGTCAAAGAAGAAGCCCGTGATCGGTATCGGCTGGAGTTCAGGCATACCAAAGACCGGGAGCAAGTGGCGCAAGGTAGGTTTAGAGCAGCTACTGCCAGTGCTGAAATCCGTTGACGCGCACTGGGTGTCACTACAGTACAAGCCAGCGGCAAAAGAGATCGCGGACTTTAAGAAGAAGCATCCAGAGATAGACCTGGTCGAGTACCCGCACGGAACCCTGTCAAACGACTATGACGACACGGTTGCCATGATCGCGGCAATGGATCACGTAATAGCCATGCACACAACGGCCAACCACGTATCCGGGGGTCTTGGTATTCCGACATGGGTGTTCGTACCGAAGAACTCGCAGTGGCGTTACGGCTGTGAGGGCGAAAACTTTGTCTGGGCTAATTCCGTCAGAATTTTACGACAAACAACCAGGGGGAAATGGGACGACCTTTTTGACAAAACAGGGAAGGAACTAAATGCACTGTACCCCCGAGTACGTCAAGCAACAGGAAAAACTACACGCAAAGGGAAACTACGGAGTAACCGCGCACAAGTACGGGCAAACGGTCAGCCAGATCGTGGACAAGCTGGAGATCGACCATCTGCTTGATTACGGCTGCGGCAGTAATCTTTCCTTAACGAAAACCCTCAGACCGAAAAGAAACCTCAAGTACCAGGGCTACGACATAGGTGTGCCGGAGTACGCGGACGACCCAGTGTCTGCGGAGATGGTGACCTGCATTGATGTGCTTGAACACATTGAGCCTGAGTTTCTTGACGGTGTGCTGGATCACCTGGAAGAACTAACCGAGGTCGTCCTGTTCGCGTCTGTACACACAGGTCCGGCGGGAAAGACCTTGGACGATGGGAGAAACGCCCATCTGATACAGCAGCCCTACTCATGGTGGCTGCCTAAAATTTGGGAGCGGTTCGACATACAAACGTACCAGCAGGTCAGCCCTGTTGAGTTCTTTGTGATCGCTCATAATCAAGCTTTAGACATAAGCGCAAGTTAAAACACTCCGAGACGAGGAGGGTTCTCGGAGTAAAGTAATGGAAACAATAACCCTCTACGTGGGCTATGACCCACGCGAAGCCGCCGTGTTTACGGTGTTCAATCAGTCTGTCATTCAGCACACCTCTGTGCCAGTGGCGATATGCCCGCTGCACCAGAAGTCGCTGGAGTTTGACGGCCAGCAGGACGGCACCAACGCCTTTATCTATTCAAGGTACTTGGTTCCATACCTGCAGAACTATGAAGGCTGGGCCATCTTCTGTGATGGCGACATGATCCTTCGCGACGACCTGCGAAAGCTTTGGGACTTGAGAGACGAGTCCAAGGCCGTCCAGGTGGTCAAGCACAACTACAAGACGACCGAGAGTCGCAAGTACAAAGGTTCTCCCATTGAGAACCAGAACATCGACTATCCGAAGAAGAACTGGTCATCCGTTGTCCTGTTCAATTGCGGTCACCCCTCCAACAAAGTTCTCACACGAGAGTTTGTGTCTGAGGCCGGAGGGGCAATTCTTCATAGATTTGGATGGTTGCAGGACGAGGAGGTAGGCGAACTCCCTCCAGAGTGGAATCACTTGGTCCGGGAGATGGACCCAAACCCCGATGCAAAGCTTGTGCATTGGACGCTGGGCGCACCGGGCTTTCGGCATTACATGCGCGATGAACACTCGTGGGAATGGAACGCACACCTAATCGACTCAATCAATATGATCGGGGAACGCCCCGACGAGATGATAAGAAGGGCCCTTTGGCGTGACAGTAATTTCGGACTACGCAACACTCAAAACAGCTATAGCGGACTACCTGGCGAGGGACGATCTAACGGAACAGATCGAGTATTTCGTTCAGAACACAGAGAATAAATTATACCGATCTCTGAACCTTCGGAACGAAGAAACCGCGCTATCCGTATCTGTATCAAGCGGAACCGGCACCGTGCCGTCGGACTTCAAGAAGTTGAAGTTCGCCTATGTGAACGAGGCCCCGGTGACGGTGCTTGATTGGGTGCCGGTGGATAAGCTGTACCGGGATTATCCCACGCGCTCTGGCGCTGAGACCCCTTGCGTGATTTCGCGTGAGGGGTCTAACTTCGTTTTTGGCCCCTACCCCAAAGACTTCACCTTGAGTGGGTACTACTACGCCAAGAAGGATCCGCTGGAGACTACCGACAACAGTTGGTACGTGGACAACGCGCCTGACGCGCTTATCTACGGGGCGTTGATGGAGGCGGCTCTTTTTTCCAAAGACCTTGAGGCGTTTAATTTCTGGAAGCCGTTCTTTGACGAGGCGGTGCAGACGATCAAGACAGAAGAGAACGAGGCCGAGGTGTCAGGTGGCCCGCTGGCGGCGAGGCCTCAATAATGCAGGTTAAGTTCGACTTCCTGAACTGGCGGCCTGATGCAGAGGATCTGAGAAACCCTGGGCTCATCACCGCCGACAACGTGATCCACGATGCGGAGGGTTACAAGGCGTACAAGACACCAACCGCCGGGGCTTTTGCGAGTAATTCATCGCTAGGCACTTGCGGCTCTGTCGTGTTCCGCCCGGTAGGCACTAATGGGCAGTACGTTGGCGCGTGGCTGGCTGATGCAACGCATTTAGGGGCGTCCAAATATACCGCTA